AGGAGCAGGTCAAGCAGGTAACAACATGGAATCTTTAGACCGTGTAACAGCTACCTTAGCTTATGTTTCAGATGCACAATCTCCATCCAACAGTCAAGATGACTGTGATATGTATGGATTAGATATTACCAACAACGCTTTCTTTGATGCAGGTCACACACACTTTACCGATGATGGTTCTAACAACGCATTGGCATTAGATGACCTTGACACAATGATTGCAGCATTATTAGAAAACGGTGCAAACTACAACAGCTTAGTTATGCTAACTGGATACGACACTTACCAGAATCTAAAAGCTTTGATGCAAGGTACAAACGGAGCATTCAAGTTTGATTTAGCAGGTGCAGCAGCAGCTAACCAAAACGGAGTTACTGGAGAAGCAGGATTCAACTTTGATTCAAGAGTTGGAGCATACGATGGAATACCAATTTTCCTATCACAACACGTTCCAAAAGATGGAGCATCCAGATTATATATGTTGGATATGGACAACTTGGCTCTAAGAATTGCAGCACCAACAACTTATGTTGACAACACTAACTTGGCTGTAAGACAAGTTCTAAGCAGAGAATACGCATTCATTACTGCTGGTGAACTAGTAGCATACAAGAGAAACACAAGCGGTAGTATCCGAGACTTAACGGCATAGAGTGATTGGAGGACTTATTAAATGGTCAAAATCACCTATAATGGGACTAAGTTTACTCGCAGGAGGCTACCTTCTGGGCGTTGGCTTACATGGAAAGCTGGGGAATCAGTTGAAGTCGAAAGTAACAGACTCGCTGAAGAACTCAAGATTAACAGGGATTTTGTCGTTGAGGGAAACTCTGCCCCTAAAGTTGGGGCTGGGATTAAGACTCACGTCAAACCTCCTAAATCTAGGGGCAGACCTCGTAAGTCCAAGATCCAAGAAAAAGTAGACAAGTTAGACAAACCTAAAGGTCTTAAGAAGAACAAGAAGGCCAAGAAAGGGAAGGCTGACTGATGGCATCTACTGTCGTCAGAACAAGCAAAAGACTAGACAGAGTTCGCAC